TTTGCGAACAGAGCACTTACGTACTCAAATTAAAAAACAGAGCTTAGAGAAAATTCTCTCGTCAAATAATAAACGAAAGAATAAAAAAACTCTAAGTTGTCATTAATTTGACGCGGATAACAATCCGACCATGCGCTCTCACATGGATTTTTAAAAGAAGATTAACGCCCTTCAATGGCGGAATAATAAAATTCTAAGGTGTTGGTGCTGTAAGTCTATAGTACAATGCAGGCCAACCAGTAAAGAAATATAAAGAAAAATCATCTCCTGCACTGACATAGCTATCATAAATACTTGCAGCAGTTGATGATGAATCAATAGAAATACTGGCCCCGCTAACAGGAACATATTCACCCGCAGGCGTACCTGTCCAATTCCTAAATTTTCCTGCACAAAACCTCATAGATTCCCACCAAGGAATTTCATATTCCATTGATGGGTTAACCCCTTGCACCACAGTAATGGCACCCTTAGCTCTAGTAGCAGCTGCGCCACCAAACATAACAGCATGCGCAGTCTTGGAGGAAGTAGTCGTATCAAAAGTTGCAACCGAGGTTGCATATCCCGCAGTATCGGCATATGTTATTCGAGCAACTCCATTACCAGCATTGGCTCCAGTTTTACATCGAGGAAACAATTTGTAACGTACAGATCCTCTCCATCCTTGAAATGCAGGAGTGAGAAAATTAAGTAAGGATACAGCAAAATAGTTATAAGGAGTTCCCCCTGCTGAATGAACAGCACCCGGAAGTCCCCCTCGATATGCTGGAAGAATGCGATGAGTAATTTCTAGTGCCTGCAGAACACCTGCAGAAGCCGGAACTAAAAATGCTGCCCATGGATAATAACGCTTAAGCATTGCTCGAAAAGTAAGAATCCTCTCACCAACAAAAACTTTATCCCTATCATTGTTCACTGCATTCGGCGAATCTAACTGGAGTTGTTGACCTTCATATGGCTCTGAAACTTGGACAGTATCAATAATGTCGGTATTTACATCTACTCCTGTAGACTGCGGGACAATAGTATAAGATGAAAAATTCGAAGAAGGGCCATAAACAGCAAAATCATCATCCATTGAAACATAGGCATTAATCTCAATGTCATTATTCACTGCTGGAAGTGCATTGGGTATAGCTAACTCATT